CGGCATAACCTGAATCTGAGGCAGCACCTGGCACGGCTGGGACGGAAGTCGCTGTCGTTCTCAAAATCGGTGGAGCAGCATGACAAAGTCATCGGGCATTATCTGAACATAAAACACTATCAATAAGTTGGAGTCATTACCCCATATGACGATAATATTTCGTTATATTCTTCAATAAGAGCTTTTCTTGTTTCCACTGAATTACAATCTACCTTCGAAAAGTCAACTTCATCAGCAAAAACATTAAATGTTAAAAAGGAAAGCACTAAAAACAAACGAATCAGCATAAATCCACTCCTACGCATGGATTAATAGTCATTGATCGCAAAGGCGTAAACTTGCCAAAGGTATTTCGTATAATCGGTACAAATCTCCTTTACGCTTGATGCTGCATTAACAGTCCCAGCCATAAATAATAACGATAGTAATAGTTTTCTCATTATAACCTCACCTGCCTTATAACCCATTTAGGGTACATATTTTCGCCTTTAAAAAAAAGAGGTTATTAGATCCAATTGTGTATTTATTAAGCAGATAATGCTCTAATAAATTTGTATTTTTAAGTCACGAATGCTATCTTTTCGCATCATATTGACCTTTTAATCGTTCAGGCTTATAGTTCCGCCGTCGTAGCAAATTCTGCGACCGGGTTTAGCAGCCTGAATGATTGTGCGGACAGCCGCAGATATCCGATATTGCGGTATTTTTGTGTCCGTAAAACCGCGTTACGCCCAAATTATGGTGGGGCGTGATGGGGAGGCTTCGGCCTGCTGGTTTCACAATCGCCAGTCTGCTAACCCCGTCACGTCCTGCCACCTGTTTAGCAGCGGGTAGCAGGTTGTTAAACCTGATTGTGAGGCCGTAACTATGGTTAATGCCAATCCTTGCGCACGCCCAGAATTCATCTGGCGTTTCTATTCCTGTAAAAAACACCACTATCACTTCGTTATCGCAGCAACTGAAGACGAAGCACGCTCTCAATTGCCTGATGGCCCCTGCATTTTTACTGCCTGTTTTTCAACTAACTCGCGCAATTCACTTAGTTACTGGAGCCTCCCCTTCTCTGCCGACGTTCAGGGGGGTTTATGAAAAAACCTCTCGTCACCCGTAATGACATAGCCGAAGCGATCGCCCTGCATACTGCCTGTATACCGACACGGGAGATCCCCGGCGCAATTGCCAACTATTTCATGATAACCAGGCGTTTTTATACCCGAACAGATAAGGCTGTGATCAACAGGCTACTGATAGCCGAGATCAGGGATTATTTGATTGAACAAGGACGTCTACGTTACGCAACGGTGGCAGCAGAAATGAGAAAGGAGGCACATAGAATGACCAGTAATAATTTGAATGTTAAAAAACCAGCACCTGTTGCTTCAGCAACGCCAGCACCAGCCGTGAATGTCATCCCCACCACCGGAGACACAATCGACAGCCTGACACTGTTAAAGATGGTCAATGAAGCGCGTAAGTTATGTGGGGAACCAGAGGTTCGGAACAACAAATTCATCGAAAAAATACTCGACGAATTAGAAGGTGAGGACGGTTACACAAAAAGTGCAACCGTGCCGCCAGGTGGCGGTACGCCTATGGTTGTCATAACCATGACCTACAAACAAGCCCTGCGAGTCGCCGCGCGCGAATCGAAAGCGGTCCGCCGTTCGCTGATCGACAAACTGGAAGAATTGCAGCAGGCAAACTCCCCTACCCCATCGATCCCCCAAACATTACCAGAAGCCCTACGCCTGGCTGCCGAGTTGGCAGAACAGAAATTGCAGCTGGAACAACAGCTGGTGGCCGCAGCCCCTAAAGTCGATTTTGCCGACCGGGTATCAGTGGCTAATGGAATCCTGATCGGGAACTTTGCAAAGGTCGTTGGACTTAAGCAAAACGCCCTTTTCTCATGGTTGCGCCAGAACGGCATTCTCATGGCTTTTGGTGCGCGCAAAAACGTACCGCGCCAGCAGTACATTAACGCCGGGTATTTCACGGTGAAAGAAGTGGTGCTGGATGATGAAAATGGCTACCAGATACGGCTGACGCCCCAATTAACGGGTAAAGGCCAGCAGTGGTTAACTCGCAAGCTACTTGATGCTGGTTTGTTAAAACCAGTAGCAATAGGTTAACAAAAGAAAAAACCTGCCAGCAAACTGGCAGGTTTCTGAGCAGATCGACCAACCCGATCTGGATCGAGTCAGAAAAATTTGCTCTAATAAATTTCGTTTTATAAGTGCAAAGAATCACCATTTCGAGCTGGTGATTGAAGGTTGATGCAAATTTGGAGAAAAAATGCAACAAACATTCAATGCGGATATGAATATATCAAACCTTCATCAAAATGTCGATCCTTCAACCACTCTGCCTGTTATTTGTGGTGTTGAAATTACGACCGACCGCGCTGGCCGTTACAACCTTAATGCTCTACACAGAGCGAGCGGACTCGGTGCCCATAAAGCGCCAGCTCAATGGCTAAGAACGCTGTCAGCCAAACAGCTCATCGAAGAGCTTGAAAAAGAAACTATGCAGAATTGCATAGTTTCGTTCGAAGGCCGTGGCGGCGGCACTTTTGCCCATGAATTGCTCGCTGTGGAGTACGCAGGCTGGATTTCTCCCGCGTTTCGGCTGAAGGTAAACCAGACATTTATCGACTATCGAGCCGGAAGATTACAACCTGCTATTCCGCAGAGTCTCCCTGAAGCTCTCCGTTTGGCTGCCGACCTGGCAGAGCAAAAGCAACGGCTGGAGCAAAAAATGCTTATGGATGCACCTAAAGTCGAATTCGCCGAACGCGTTGCTACCGCCAGCGGGGTTCTAATCGGCAACTATGCCAAAGTGCTCGGTCTGGGCCAAAACTATCTCTTCACCTGGTTGCGTGATAACGGAATTCTGATCGCAACCGGTGAACGCAGGAACGTCCCCAAACAAGAATACATATCCCGTGGGTATTTCACCCTTAAAGAAACCGTGATCGATACAAGCAATGGAAGCAGGATTTCTTTCACGACTCGTATAACCGGCAAAGGTCAGCAGTGGCTGATGAAGCGATTGCTTGATGCTGGTGTGCTGGTACCTGTCGCGGCAACGCGCTAACAGACGTAGTAAGAACCACCAGCATTGTAATGCTGGCTAAAGTCACTTTCCTGAGCTGTATAACGATGAGCGATTTTACTTTTTCTGGCTATGAATTGGCCTGCTTTGTAACACACTCCGGTCTATCCCGTAGCGCCGGGCATATCCTGTCGCAATGTGCAAATCTAGCGGCAACAACCAGTGAATACTTCATTCACAAGCCTCACCGCCTGATCGCGGCAGAAACTGGTTATAGCCAATCAACCGTCGTTCGTGCATTCCGTGAAGCTGTAAACAAAGGAATCCTGTCTGTAGAGATTGTTATCGGCGATCACCGTGAACGTCGCGCTAACCTGTACCGGTTTACACCATCCTTTTTGGCCTTCGCACAACAAGCCAAAAATGCGCTGATTGAAAGCAAATTAAAGATCTCTTCAGCGGCAACCAAGGTTAAAGCTGTTCTCGCTAAGACATTGGCTTTATTTAATTTTTTATCCACACCCCCATGTCAAAATGATACCCCCTCCCCCTGTCAGGATGACGTGGCAATAAAGAATAAGAAGTCACAAGTTAAAAAAACAAAAAGATCAGTTTCCGGCGGTGCCGGAACGAGCAGACTCAAAAAATTGACTTCATGGATCGCTGAGGCAAAAGCAAAGGCTGACAATCTGCGGTTATCCAAAAAACGCGCTCAAAAACATGAGTTCAAGCAGAAAGTAGAGGCGGCAGCGCGGAAATATGCTTACCTGAAGAACAAGCGTTCTCCTGATATTGGCGGGGTATCAAACTTCGATAATCTGCCGCATTGCATGATGGTAAACGAAGCTCTTAATGCGGTTTTAGCCAAAAATAAAGATAACGAACAATGGGGTATACCGGCGGGATTCAGAGGGTGATAGATTGCTCTAATCTGGAGTCACCTGGCGTTTTCAGTATGGATTTTCTTTGGCGCGGTCTGGCCATTAGGGATCATGTTTGCTGCAACATTTCTTCTGATGTGGATATTCACCCTTCCCGGTGATTTCTATAGAAAAAAAGCCAGACATTGATACAATCATTGCGGGTGCTTGAGGCTATCTGCTTCAGGCATTACCCGAAAAGCAGATAGAAGAAAGCCCCAGATAACATTACGCGTCCTGCAAGACGCTTAACATTAATCTGAGGCAATATCTATGCTTAGCATACGTAGATTAGCCTCTTACCGACCAAAAGGTCAAGGAGAAGCAGGCTATGAAGCAGCAAAAAGCGATATTAATCGCTCTGATCGTCATCTGTTTAACCGTCATTGTGACGGCACTGGTAACGAGGAAAGACCTCTGCGAGGTACGAATCCGAACCGGCCAGACGGAGGTCACTGTCTTCACAGCCTACGAATCTGAAAGGTAAGAGACCTGGCGGGGAGAGATCCTCGCCACTCTTCGTGTGTCAGGTATCCTCAATGCACCCTTTCCTCTCCAAATAAAAAAGCTCCCGAAGGAGCTTTAAAATACAAGGGATGACTCTTAATCCCACTCAATCCAGTTGTAGACGATACGAAGTGACGGGCGCACAGCGGCAGTCACATCTTCGGTACTAAAGTCGATTGCATCACTGTAGATTTTGCAGTCCAACATTTCAATTGTTGTAGCAGCTTTTGTCACAGCGTTAACCCCGGAAGATTTGGATTCAGGGGTAGCAGCCATCGTGATATCAACATAGTCCTTCGCCGCAATGCGATCTTTAATGAACTGAAGAATATCGCCTTCGATAGTCTCCACGCACTGGACCTGGATTTCCCCAGAGTTTCGAATTGGACCGTGCTGGTTGAACTTCACACCATTCGGACCATAGTCCTCCACATCCTCGCGGGTCATTTCAGGAATTTGCGACGTGCGAACCAGTACGCTGATATCTTCATGGCCTGCAAAAGTGAGCTGGAATTCAGAAGATACCAGTCGTTCGCCTTTGGCCGCGTTGGCAGTATAGCGGCCCTTAATAAATTTACGGTTTCCCTTAGTGTTATTGTGCCCCATATAAAATCCTTTTACTGGAACGCCCGAACAATATCGGAGCTGTTATATATCGAAGAACCGGTCAACTGGAGGTTGACGGTGTTTTTCAGGAAATGTCCATTGCTGTCCCTGGGCGCATCGAGATCGAAACTTATGTCCTGGATAGCGACATCAATGATGTTGATCCGGCGACCAATGTTTAGCGTCACACGCTCCGGGATTCGACCACCAATACTGGCATCTTTAAGTTCCGGGCTAATCATCGCTGACAATGCGGCGATAGCTCCTGAAACCTCCGTGAATGGGTCAAACAAAGCGATGAAAGTTACTGGCAGCGTGAAAGTCGGCGGTGTTCCCCCTTCCCAAACCATTAAGCTGTTCCAACGGGCAACCGACGTTGTTTCAGTACCAACCTGCGCAAAACCACTGAAGGCACCAGCAACAGATCCCATGGACATACCGGTAAACGGCGCTTCCCAATTCTGGGCCATGTTCATTGCCGCTCCCTGGCTGATATATCCGGTAACCTGGTACTGAGAGTTCGTTAAAGTAACTTTCAGATATGGCGATACACCGTCAGCCTGGCTGTAAACCCCATAAGGAATAGGTGCCATTCAAGTTAAAGGCCGGAGTTCTCCGGCCTCCTCCTTTAGCCAAGGCGCTTACGGCGCAGTTTCATTGACTTTTTGCGGGCAAGTTTTGCCGCGCCGGTCTGGGCTTTTCGACGCGCTTTTTTCAGCGCCGATTTTTGAGCCGCAGTCAGACGTTTTTTACGCAGGCGTTTACGGATGAGTTTGATCTCACCGTTACGAACAACCTTCTTAAATGCTTCAGTCAGCATTTCATCAGAAGTGCCAGCAACAACAAACGCCGCTTCCAGTTCGTCGCGGTCGTCGCTATCTAAACCAGCGATAGAGGCACCAACATCAGCAGCTGCGTCGTCGTCTTCATCGTCAGCCAGTGCTTCGATCAGGTCATCATCTACACCGCATGCTGCGAGGAAGTCAGCAACATTTGCCCATGCTTCGTTATAGGCATCGTCCTGTTCTTCTGTAACTTCGGAGTCGTCGTCATCAGAGATACCAGCGATAGCCTGAACGAAACCATCAAGGGAGTCGAAAGTCAGATCACCGCTATCAGCCCAGGCGAAAACGGCGTCGGCCGCATCACTCAACGCATTTTGCATAGCACTTCGATTTGCAGCTTCCAGAATCATCTGGTGCGCCTGTTCGACGGTCCATTCTTTACCGTCTTTCCCTTCCAGGATTTGCTCAGGAGCCTGGGCAGATGGAACGTTATCGTTAGTCTGTGCCGCCGGTTCCGGATTATTATTAATAACCGGATCTGTTGGCGGTTCAGCGCTTGCTCGGGCAGACTCCATCAGCTGCACAGGATCAGAGTTCAAAGCGAAACGAGACAGTCCATTCCCCAAAAATGCCCCGGATTGAAAAAAGTTTTTGCTCATTGTATTCCCTTACTTAATAAGCAGCGGTACGCCCTGGATACGACGGGCTACGCCAGTCGGGCAGCAGGCCCAGACTACTTCCCATTTATCGAATTCCGCCTGCGTAACTTTCAGCACATACGGTTCTGTACCGTCAGCATCAGGATCACGAGGAGCCACCAGAGCGCCGGAGGCGACAAAGCGATCTAAAAGTTTGGTCATCCCTTTAGTCAGGCCAGCCGCAGTAATACCGTCCGGGCTATGCTTCATCTGTCGGGCTAACTGGACAAAGAAACGGCTGATTGCATTCATCAGGGATGGGACGTGCTGGAAGTGCAGATAGTTATCCTGCGTGCAGCAAGTTAAAGCATCGTCGATGATCATCTGGCCAGAGGTGCCAACAGATACTTTATTGAGACGGCCCTTGACCATTGCTTCTTCGTCCGGGGTATCTTCCGGATACAGCGGTTGAATTGACGCACGAGCAATGACGGCACGTTCTTCACCAGCCGGTGAGTAATGCCAACCGCCGACATCAGAGTTTTTCTTGACGCCACGAGCTTTCGCCGCATACGCCACGCCAGACAGACCAAAGACCACACGGGATTGGGTCCATTTGTCTTTGCAGGAGAACGGGTAGTGATAGACAGCACAGCTTACATAATCGGTACCAAGTAAACCGGTATCTTCAACAGCAGAGATCGCTTCCGTGTACGTCAATGTCGGTTTGACATCAAAGAAGCCATCAATCAGGCGATCTGCACAGATTTTACCTAATGCGGTGATAGCCGCATTGTCATAGCAGCCCAGGCCAAGAACAGCGGTGTACATGTACGGCGCATTATTCAGCACTTTAACCGCACGCAGGTACGCAGCGGTTGAGATTTTCGCCTGATCGCCGTTGGTACCGCCAGTGAACGCCAACGATTTTTTGTTTGTTACTTTCGCTGTCGAAATCAGCTCTTCATTAACAACCGCGCGCAGATATTTAGAACGGGCTTCCAGAGCCGTAGGCAGATAACACAAGCGGCCCATGTCATCTTTCGCTTCTTCCGCCAAAGACACAGTGTGTGTCTCCAGGGTCGTTACCACGCCGAGCGAAGTCGTCTGGGTCAGTTTTAAGAGGAAGCGTTCATTACCCGCGCTGTCCGCTGTTGCCGTTTCGATGGTTAACTCACGGGTAGGTGAAATACACGGATCACCATCATCAACGTAGATAGCAAAGGCTTCGCCACTATCAAGTTCAATTTCAGAACCGTATGGCAACGCACTGTAAGCCGGTTCGCCTGATTCATCGAACATAATAATCGGGAACTTCGCATCATCCGGAACAGCGCGAACAACATAACCAGACGTTTGCTGAATAGCTTCGTATACATGGCGAATTGGTTCGAACTGTGAGCCGGAAGACGGCTTCAGCGGTTCGCCGAGAACATCTTCGTAATTGGACTCAGTAACCGCAAGAACAGTAAACGGCTTGCCACGCGCAAATACGCCAATACCAGCCCATAAGCTGCTATTTAATGCAACACCGGTAGATAACGTCGCATCGGCATTGATCGGGCTAACCGCGACGCCGGATGCATTACCTAATGACTGTTGAATTGAATATTGAGACATAACTTTCCCTGTTATGCGCCCCGCACGGGGGCGCTATGTTAAACGGAGAACTTCCCCTGATTACTCAGAGTCACCGGCATCAATCGTGTCGCCGCTAATGAAGTTAAGCCCGCCTTTTTTGGCCATTGTCAGCGTTACACGAGTGAAGTAATCAGCGCCGTTGCGTGGGTGCATATCGTTGATAGCCGAACCCCACAGCGTGGTACGGTTGACCAGCGCCGGAGTGGTCGGATGCTGGAACGGGATGGCCGGGACAGCATCACCAGTCACGAAGCCTGCTTTACCCGGATTTTCATCACGGACGTAGCACAGCACATCCATCGAGCTGAACTGAATGTTCTCTGTCGTTAAGTTCTTACAAATACCAGCAGGTACTTCGTACACTTTCACGTTACCGAACAGGGTACCGATGTAGTGAACATACGGAGTCTGGATATAGTCTTCGGCTGGCTGGAAGAAATCCTTCGGCAACTGTTTGAAGAAAGATGCTGCATCAGCACCAGCAAACATCCCCATCGCACCAGAAGATTTAACGCGCTCAATAATGTCGCGATATACAGTCTGGAATTTGCCACGAATGATGGTTGCCCATACATCAAAGGACTGGTTAACCGGCAGAGCGATGTCAAAGGTGTCGGTCGCAAGAGTACGCCAGATCATGATGCGAAGACGCAGCATATCCTGTTCATGAGACAGGTATTCCTTCAGGGTGCGGAACTGTAGGGAACCCAGGTCCAGACCAAATTCACGCTGTGCTTCATACGCCGCCTGTACCGTGTGCTCAGCCGCGATAACGAACTGGCTTGGGAACAGGGTGTATTTCTTCATTTCGTGGTTGATCAGCGGGATCAGCTCAGGAGCGGCTTCAATATTGATTTCCGTCTCAATTGCGATCTCAGTGCCTTTATCCGGCGCTTTGGAGAACGACAGTGCAATCTGACCAATGTTGTAGTTCAGAGAGCAGGTAACAGTGATTTGCTCACCAGCAGCATTAGTAAACGAGTGAAGTAGGCTGCCGGAACCGTTATCAACAACAGACTTAATACGGTTAACGTAGATATTAGTGCGACCTTTTCGGATTGGTACATTCTGGCCTTCGAAGTCTTCCATCTTGAAGGTTGCGGTTTTGCTGGTGCCATCGGAGCTTGCCACCAGCACATAGCGGCGGCGTAACTGGCTGTACACACCGACGGATTGCATGTCCAGAACATCACCAGCAGCATAAGAACCAAAAGAGGAACCTGCCACGTTAAAGACTTCATAGATGTCGGACTGGTCACGCGTAACCGGAATGAAGGTACACGCATCAGCGGTAGCTGCCCCCAACTGAACAGGCAGGATCATCGCGAGGAATAAAGGCAGACGCATAACACCGTCAGAAACGCTCATCATCTCTGCTGCGACGGATTCCAGCATCGCTTTATTAGTGGCATCCATGCTATTGCGGGTGGACTCAATCAGGCAGTTTTCCAGCGTCTGGTGGCAGGAGGCCAGAATTTCCGGACGCGGCATAGATTTATGTGCTGCGGCGTAGTCAGCCAGTGCACTTGCCCACGCTGTAGCGATTTGAGCGGTGGCATTATCAGAGATACCCGCAAAAACCGGGTCTTTACGTGCAGCTTCAAGGATAGATGCGGCACGCGCGGCATCATCTTTAATGAATTGGTTATCAGTACCGAACTGCGCAGTGCTTGCCCAGCCAAGCACAGCTTTAGAGCGTTTTGCGATATCTGCAATACGATTCTGGTATTCGCGTAAGTTACTCAATTTACTCTTCCTTAAACACAAGGCACTTGTGTGAATCCCTTTTCGGAAGAGATTTTATTGAAAGTCACTTGTTGACTTTCTCGCTAAAAGTAATTTTTTAAATTTTTTGTGCGGGGGAGGGGGGCAAGTAAAACAGGCGTGAAATCGTGGGAATTTCAGTCTGAAATTTTCCATGAATATCTATATATATCATATATTTATACATGAAATAGGCGCGGGACATTTTAGACAGGGGAGGGGGCTAAAGCCGCCTCCCACCAGCGGGATTATTCCCCAGCAGACATTTTCCCAATGATTTTTTTTATTGCTTCGTCAATTTCAGTTTGCACTTCAGACGGGAGTCTGGAGAACTCGTAGGCGACAACCCGTTTTTTCGGATCGGACTTCTTTCGGGCATATTGGCGACGGTCAGAGAAGTCTCGCAGCTTCTCAACCACCACAGATTTAACCGGCGCGGGCTTCAGGCTTTTGCTTTCCGCTTTGAAGATAGCCAGTATCTTCGCTTTATCCTCTTTCGCGCCCTCAGTCTCTGCAATTCGTTCGCGCACCGTATCAACCAGCTCTTCAATCGGCACGCTTTTAGCGTTAGCATCCTCGGCGATCTGGAGCAGTAACTGGTAATCTGGAAGGGCGAGATCGCTGGCTACGGGGAAGACAGCAATCATCTCATCCGGCACCGCGGCAGCCTGGAAAGCTCGCGTCACTTTTGCCTTTGAGATGTTCTCAGCTCGGGCGATCTCTTCTTTGGTCATATTCTTACCGTACATAACCTCGAAGCGTTTACCCAGCTCGCGCAGAGTGTGTTCGCGGGCTGTCTGGATATCAATGGCCAGCTGGCGGGCATCCGCCAGGCTGATCTCATCTTTCGTCACCAGAATCTCAAATTTCGTTTCATTGAAGATACACGCAGCGCGGCGACGCGATCCGTCCAATACCTCAATGCGCTCCCCAACCATACGACCGATAGCCGGGAAGAACTGTTGCAATTTAATGGTGCGGGAAATATCGCTTACCGACTCAGGGGTGAGCAGAGACTGATCGCGGCCGTTAACTGCCGGGTCAACGAACGTGCGCGACTCAATCTCACCACTCAGCACGACGGTAAGCAAGAATTTAGCCTGGCGGCCAGATTTTAGGGTAAAGGTTTTGGTGCCTTCACTGCCTTCAAGCATGCGAGCAAACTCGGAGCTATTCTTGCCCAGCACTCGTCCACGGGAAACTATTTTTTTCATGCCGCCTCACCCCTAACAAACTCAATTCGATCAAACACAGCCTTAGTGAAACGCTCGGCCTCGGTTCGTGCCTTCTTCAGCGCCTCTGCACTGCCTGGATACGATTGCGGGTTGGCACTGATTACGGTGTCGAAAGACTCGCCGCATCGCTCAAAGCCATCCAGACGAGGCAGAGAAGAGTCCAGAATGTTGCTGGCGTAAACCTCACGCGCAAGGCTGTGTGATGTCTCGTGATCGCGCTTGCCGGTCATCTTCGACATAAAACCAATGCTGGCGCTCAAACGCGGTTCTACGCCTTCCTCCTCCAGTTGCTCCAGCATTTCTGGCAGACGGGTGAGATATTTCAGTGTTGAGTGGAAGTCAACCTGGGCTGGTGGGGTAGGGGTAAGCAGCAAATCGCTGGCCGCCAGACCGTTGAGCAGGAACGGATCCAGGTGTGGACCGGTATCAATAAAGATAAAGTCATAATCATCCGCAACACGATCAATGATATTGCGTCGAAGGATTTCGTACTGATTTTGTCCGGGAAGATGCTCTTCAACCAGCTCTTTCCATTGGCTGGCAACAAAGCCATCGTCGATAGAGGCTGGAATCACGTCTACGCCAGGAACGATGGTCGGACGAATCACCTCTTTGCGTAGCGTCTCCGCGTCCAGGTCGTTCAGCATCGCCTGCGCGGCGGTTTCCAGGATGGAACCAATACTGTGAGTATGGTCGAGGAACATTGTGCTGGATGCCTGAGGGTCAAGGTCAATTACCAGAATGCGCAGATCGTGACGCAGTAAATCCTGATGCACACGCAGAGCGTGCGCCAACGTGACTGTGGAAACCGTTTTGGATACGCCACCCTTCAGGTTTACGACAAAAATAACGTAAGGCGATTTGTGAATGTCGCGATATTTGGGGATCTTACGGTGGGCATAGATATCAATGACGTTCTGGATGGTCAGCGCGTACTGTTCAACGTTACCGACCTGTTTCTTGTTGAACTGGTACCCATCATCTTCCATCTCTTTGATGGCCTGCTCCACAATACGGCGGCTCAGCTTCGGCAACTTTGCCACAGCGTTACGAGTGAACGTCTGATAATACTCGGTCTGATTGAACTCTTTGCGCTGATCTTCAATATCCTGACTCATGGCCTTAAGTAATGCGCTTGCACGAAGAGCTATGGTGCCGACACCGCCGTAATCGCGTTTCATCATCATCTCCTTATCATTTCGTATGAGTGAATTGTACGTTTGATTCTGCTACGTGCAACTTTTTTTGATTCGTGCGTCAATTATTGCACGTAAAGAAATGGCGATGTGGCTATTAGATGTGTGCTGGAGGGATGATGCAGGACCAGAATGTGCGATAGAGGGAAGTCGCATTAAATTATGTGCTGTGGAGGGATCGCTGGTATCAAATATGTGTGCTGGAGGGAAAGGCAGAGAATTACATGTGCACTGGAGGGAAAAACGGATGGACAGATGTGTGCTGGAGGGAAAGTCTGGGCAAACTGCGGGGCGTCCCCCTCCAGCGCACATCAAAAACAGGAAATTAGACAAGCCTTCCCGGCAGCACACATATTTTTAATGCAGCTTCCCTCCAGCACACACTTATTCTGGGAGTTTCAGCTTTGGATTGCGAGAATGGACGATTACAAAACTTTCCCGGCCTTTCTTCTCAATTGAACAGTCGAGATAGCCGATTGTTTTAAGCTGTTCTATCGCTTTCTTAATGATACGGTTTTGCTCGCCAACAGCTGACTGCAAAGCCAGGCGCTCACGGATTCGGGCGAAAGATAGCGGCAACGGATTCTGCGGAAGGCTTTCGATGAAAGTGTAAATGGCTTGTGCAGCTTCTTTCTTCGGAAGGGCACGCAAGGCGTGGTGTTGCAACAGAACGCGATAATCAAGCTGGAACAGCTCCCACAGCTTCGAATCAGCCTCCAGCTCTATCAGATCAAGGTCAGCATCAAAACGACCGACCTTTAGCAGACCAGTCTGATAGCCGCCTTTAGCATCTTTTCCGCGCTTAAAAGCGATACCCTTGTTACGTAAGCGTCCAAGTGATTCATGAATGGTTAAACGCAGTTTCGCATCCAGACGTTTTGAGGGGAAACCACAGGCTTTAGCGAATTCCTGAAACGATAACTGGATGGTGTTTGAGGACAAGCCGTATTTGCTGAACGCGTAGATGACACCGATCCACGTTTTGAAATCAGTATCCATATCGAGTCGAGGACCGGTGATTTTAATATCATCGTAACCCTCGGCTTTAGCTATCTCCAGCTGGGAAAACGCTTTGGTGGCATCAATCTCTTTACTTTCTCCTTTGCTCTTTGATGGCTTCGGAACGAATACCCCCAAGCGCATCAATGCTACAGGCTGGACAGTGTTGTTTGAATTAACTGTTAGTTCTTTTGCCTTACTTTCAATGTCTGCGTAAAGAATATCGGAGATAAATGATTGATTCATATTACTTTTTCCGAATTGTGTGGATAGTTTTTATAAGTGGTGATAACTACCCAGGCTTTCCCGTCAGCACACATCCTATATCCCGCCAGCACACATTAGCAACCCGTCAGCACACATTTTTATCCCTCCAGCACACATCGTTTTCCCTCCAGCACACATCGCGATACACTTCTAAGCCAGACGTGGCGCGGCCTGCAACGATCAGGGATCTATATGGATCTAATTGGGATCTGTATGGACCTAATTATTGGATCTACCCAGTGGATAATGTGGATAAGTGAAAAACCGGCCAACATAGCCGGTTGGAAGGAAGGGTATTATTCTACGCTTTCGATAAGAAGACCATGTTCATAGCATTTAAGCTCATCGCCTTCATACAGGAACTGGTATCCAATACCACCATATTCAGGCACATTAGGGAATAACTCATCACTTACCGAAGAACAAATCACACCAATGCAGCGATCAACGCCTTCTCGTTCTTCAGTGCTGAAAAAATCCTCTTCGGTAAGAACATGAGTGCATTGCTCATCAGCATAGGTCGGAAATACATGCTCGATGCAATCCGGGTGTTTTAAACCAAGCTGATCGGCAAGCTCGAAAGCATGACGGTATTGTTCAGATCCTGGCTTGCCAACAGTGATTTGCTCAATTTTGTAGATTGAAGTCGCTTTGTTGATAGTTTGCTTTACTGTTACTTTATCAGACATAAAAATCCCTTTTAGTTACCACTGATAGCGTGGTTGTAATCATTAACGTTGCGATTCTTCCTGTTAATCCCCATCAGCATCGTTTCTGTATCAAGGATATAGGCTGGCAGATCATCAAAATATTCACTGCTAAACTCTGGCATCCTGCACATAAACGCACTTTTGGGGGCAGGGTGATTAACCTTTGTCGGCGTCGGCGTTAAATTCGCTGATCGACTCCCGGAGCAACCGCTGAGTGTCAACAGGAATGCGCTGGCGAACACTACCCGACGCAACCAGTTGTTTCTGAACTTCAGCTTTTCGTTCCATTTGCCTGTCAGCATATTTGGCTTGTTCTGATTCATTTTTCACTTCCTGGCTGTGAAAATGTTGCTCTGCTTTGTTCATCGTCTCAATGGTCTGGTTAAGATCCATTATTGACTTATCACGTTCCTTAACAGCCTGATCAAGACTGCCAATTTTCTCCATGGCTTGCTTTAGCTGATGACGTTCCCATGCAAACCCAGCACCAACAAGTGCGCAAATCAGAACAAGAACACCAGTAGCAGCAAGTTTCTCCTTCAAAGACAAAGCTGTTTTTAACGTAGAAAAGAATGACATGTCTTCCTCCTGAAGAAAAATTATCAATGAAGTCCTTTGTTACTGTGCCGCTTTGTTTAATTCATCAAGAACAGAATCAGGAACCAAAGCGGCAACTGCGCTGGCTGTGCTGGCCTTATTTGCTGATGCTTCCGCAAGCGCGGTACCGATAGCATGGTTATAAGCAGTTATGGCTACGTTGGCGCTTTCATTCGCTCGTTCATACTGCTGTTGTAACGCAGTTGTGGGCGCTGTTGTCTGGTTGAAAACAACCCCAAACTGTTCAGTTGCTACTTTCAGAGATTCAATTTGCTCTTCTGTTAGTGCTGGTGGGGGAGTGGCAGTGCCGCCGCCTGAACCAGAGCCTGACGAGCTTCCTGAGCCAGTGTTAAGGGTCTGGTTAATCTCCCCCATAGCAGCAACTAAACTTGATGTATTAAGCGCGTTTACAGCGTCCTCAAGCGATTTAGTAATAGTCACATCACCAATGGCAATAGAGATCGGCAGTTCTGAAACTTCTCGCTCATTAGCACGGCAGTAAACATCCCAACCAATATCGAGTTGAAGCAGCATTGACAGATCTGCATAACCAGCCAACAGGTCCGCGTGCTTAGTTGCCAGTTCGACAATGTTCGTTAAGCCTGTTGTGGTTGTTCTGATCGTTGAAACATAACTGGTAATAGTGTCGGGATAGACAATTGTATCCAAAATTAATCCGATCAATTCTTCTGCAAGCTGTTTTGCCGTGTTAGCACTGTTTCGTGCCGATGTTATGGCACCAAGTGTTTTCATCCCACCGGCTGCGGCCAATTTTTTATATGCGGATAACTGGTAGTCTTTTTCCAGCATGATATCTCCTAACTTACCTGAACTAGGCCGTCTCCGGACGCTACGGTAGATCCGCATGAAACAGGGTCACCAACGCATACGATCCCTTTACCATTGACGGTAAACCATGCCCTGGTTGATATAGCTTGCCCACCGTGCGTACTGTTTCCATCGGTATGCTGTGCATATTGCTTACCATCAACTAACACTTCGACTCCGTTGACTTTAAGTAGTGGTTCACTCTCTACAGGAGGCCTGGATGGGAATCCTCCGTGCCCCGAACAAATGCTGTCTTTTGTTGCAATACTTGCCACGTCGTCACCAATGATTTGCTCTGATTTTCGTTATTTTAACTTAGGTTATTTGTGGTCTGTATGGCGTTTACTTATTACAAAATTGCTCTAATAAATATTGTTTTTTATATCGTGTTTTCGGTACCATTCAGCCATCGCCCTTCAATGGGCATTTGTTTGGAGTCGTCAGATGCAGATGGAGCTAATAAGCCGCAAGGAGTTCGATAGCCGTGTAACCAGCGGTGAACTCGACAACTTGCAGGCTATCAAGGTGAAAGAAGGCTTTTGCCTCATTGGGAATCAGAGCGGAACAAATCGCGTTTTTATGCTTCGCCGTACGGATTTGAAGCCATTTGTCTGGAAGAACGAAATTGGTCCCAGCTCATACGCTCAAACGAGGGGGTGCCACAACTTGGCCTTTTTCTACAAAGACGAGCTTTCTGTGGTTGATATTCAAGGGTTACAACATGTTTAAGCACTGGAAAAATATTACTATTTATAAACTTTCTCGTGAGGCGGATCTGACCGACTTAGAAGATAAAAAGAAAATGATCCTTTTCACGCCATGCGGTAGTCAGGATATGGCCAAGTTCGGTTTTGTATCGCCATTTGGTGATAATTCCGAAGTTATCGCTATGCATGGAAATGGTTTTATCCTTGTTGAAGCAAAGCGCGAAACAAAAATTCTTCCCCCGCCGGTTATCCAGCGAGCTATTCAAGAAAAAATTGAAAAACTTGAGCAAGAACAAGCGCGTAAACTGAAGAAAACAGAGAAGGACTCCCTGAAAGACGAAGTTCTGCATTCTCTTCTGCCACGGGCTTTTTCAAAGTTTTCTGTTATCCAGGCGATCTACGACGGTTCAACTAAACGTATCTATATCAATGCCAGCGCGCGGCAGGCAGAGGATATGCTCGCGCTTATGCGTAAGTCTCTGGGTTCTCTTCCTGTTGTGCCACTAAGTGTTGAAAATCCCATTGAGTTAACGCTGACCGACTGGGTACGTGATGCTAGTGCTCCACAGGGATTTCAAATGGGGGATGCGGCAGAACTTAAGGCAGTGCTTGAGGATGGCGGTATCGCCCGAGTGAAAAAGCAGGATTTGGGAAGCGATGAAATTTCCACACACCTGGAAGCTGGCAAGCTCGTCACTAAGTTGGCACTCGACTGGCAGAACCGCATTAAATTTACACTGGACCATAACTTCAGCATTACCAGCGTCAATTTTGCGGATGAATTGCTTGAGCAGAACTCTGATATTGATAGTGAAGATGTTGCGCAGCGACTGGACGCAGATTTCTTCCTATTGACCAGTGAAATTTCGTGCCTGGTTGATGCTCTGGTAAATGCCCTTGGTGGAGAGGCTAAGCAGTGAAAGAGCTGTGCTATGGATCTGTTTGCAGTGGAATTGAAGCCGCGAGTATTGCCTGGGAACCGTTGGGTATGCGTCCGGTTTGGTTTGCTGAAATCGAGCCTTTTCCATCGGCCGTTCTTGCGCTCCGCTGGCCCCATGTCGCCAACCTTGGCGACATGACAAAACTTGCCAAAAAAGTCTTGGCTGGGGAAATCGAATCCCCTGACGTGCTCGTCGGGGGAACACCATGTTTTACCGCGGGGCATATGGTTCTTTGTAAAAATGGTTATAAACCAATAGAAGATGTTTGCCCTGGCGATTACGTAGTCAGTCATCTCGGGCGGTTACAACAAGTAAAAAGAGTTGGTTCAAAAATAGCTAATACGGGGTTACTTAATGCCGTTGGGCAGCCTTTAGGTATAAGAACAACCAATGACCATCCCTTCCTGGCTGTTCGGTGGAAAGCCCAAAACACCCGGAAAAATGGCACATATTTTAAGAGAGAGTTGTTGTCTGAACCGGAATGGCGAGCAGCATGTGATATGCCGGGATATCAATGGTGCGCTCTAACTAATTTCAATATTGCATCTCCAGATATTTGTTCTCGGTTCTTGTCTGAAGAACAGGCTATGTATCTTGCGGGCGCTTATGTTGGCGATGGATATATTAGGAGATGGAGAGGTAAATCTAAGAAGGCGGTTGTTTTTGGCATAAATTGCCAGAAATTGAGAAAGTTTCATTGCCGCATACCAGAAAACATATTTTCCGTGGCAAGCGAAATCCGAGGGAGCATCAAAGTAACCTTGAATGATACGTGTTATGCCAATTGGCTTAATGAACATTTTGGCGAGTTAAGCCATGCTAAGCGTATCCCTGCATGGGTGATGTCGCATCCATTGCGTCATGTGTTTTTACAAGGCTATCTTGATACTGATGGGACACCAAGTGGTAAAGCGGGATTTAGAATTAATAGTGTTAGTCCTGCGCTTGCTTGGGGCGTTGCGGGGTTGTCACAGACTTGTGGTTATGTTTCTTCGGTCAGCTTTATTGAAGTTGAGCCCAAAAAAGTGATCGAGGATCGCGTGGTAAATCAACGGAATTATTATCAGGTAACAATCTGCCCGCAGAAATTGTCACGTAAATCAAGATTGGCTCATGGAATGCTTTTACGAACAGTCAAAGAGTTTAAATCGGTAGGCCTAGATACTGTATACAACATAGAAGTCGAAGGTGATCATTCCTATATCCTCAATGGTGCGGTGGTCCATAACTGTCAGGCATTCAGTATCGCGGGATTACGTGGTGGGCTTGATGATGAGCGTGGCGCGCTAACTTTAAAGTATGTGGAGCTTGCAAATGCAATTGACGACAAACGGGCTGAGTCATTTCTCAAACCAGCCGTTATTGTCTGGGAAAATGTCCCAGGAGTCTTGTCATCGGCAGATAACGCCTTCGGATGTTTCCTTGCCGGATTGGCTGGAGAAGATGCGCCATTTGAACCAGGTGATCGACCTGAATCAGGAAAAAGTAACGCGTTCTGGCGGTGGGATGGCAAAACCGGTTGCCATGCTCCAAAGTGGCCGCAGTGTGGTTGTATTTATGGGCCGCAGCGAAAGGTGGCCTGGAGAATCCTTGATGCCCAATACTTCGGAGTGGCACAACGACGCCGACGCGTGTTTGTTGTCGCAAGTGCTCGAACAGACCTCGATCCCGCAACGGTACTTTTTGAGTTCGAAGGCGTGCGCCGGGATATTGCGCCGAGCAGAGGCGAGGGGAAGGAAACTACCAGATATACTTCAAACATCGCTATCAGATCTTGCGATGATACAAACATAGTTGCCATGGCACATGGGCAAGGAGGGGCTGAGATAAAAACCGATAATTCGGCACCAACTTTAACATGTAACCATGAAGCACCAATTGTATTGCTCGGCGACGGTAGAATACGCCGTCTTACCCCTGTCGAATGTGAAAGGCTGCAAGGTTTTCCTGATGGGCATACGTTGATCCCTACGGAAAAGCGTAAAAAAGTTTCTTCAGATGAACTGGCATACCTTCGCAATAACTATCCTGATTTAAGCGAAGAAGAGGCCGCGATGCTTGCAGCTGACGGACCGCGTTACAAAGCGATCGGCAATAGTATGGCAATACCAGTAATGCGCTGGATTGGCGATCGGATTACTAAGGCCGTATGTCGGCAGAAAGAAGGAAGTGAAACAAAAGAGCGAAAAGTTAAACCAGCGGCAGAATTCGAACGGTCCATATTCAAATGGGCTGGTGGAAAATTTGGTGTTCTGGAACAAATCTTTCGCTATTTGCCAGAAGGGAAGCGCCTGATTGAACCTTTCGTTGGTGGCGGAGCTGTCTTCATGAATGCCGGATACCAGGAAAATCTGCTAAATGATGTGAATGCTGACCTGATTAACTTTTACAAGACTCTGCAACGCGAGGCGCATTCACTTATCACTCTGGCACATCGTTTCTTCCAGGACTACAACACACAGGAAGGATACCTGGCAGTACGGAATGCGTTTAACAAACAAGTCTATGATGATTTACATCGCGCAGCGGCGTTTTTGTTCCTGAACCGACATTGTTTTAACGGATTGACGCGTTACAACCAGGCCGGTGAGTTCAATGTCGGTTATCCGGACATGAGTCTCGATAAAGCATGCGGTATTTATCACGGCATGCGAATTGAGCTTAAAGAACCAAATGGTAAAGCCCCGACGAAAGAGCAGATCGCCTGGATGCGCAGGCTTAGAGAGGAAGGTTACTACGTCGTTCTTGCGTATGGTGCAGAACAAGCGATAACCGCCATCCTGGAATACATAAGCCTTAAAAAGGGTGAGGCTATTGAGCATGTATTGAACGGCGACAAGTGGTTGTATGCCACTTAAAATAATAAATTAATTAGTGCACATGTGCTCTTTGATATAGCGCACATTAACATCGGGAGAATAATCGTGTCATTCAAGGTTAATTATGAATCGCTGGCATCGATCATGCCGCGTAATGAACAGGAAGCAGATGCTGTAGTGGACCCGGTAATCGCTGAAATGAATGCTCGCCTGGAGGCTGAATTTGCAGCTGAGAATGAACATACCACCCAGGGCGACTAGGACTGTTTTTTGTGTCGGTAGCGGTCCGTCACTCACTCGTGAGGACTGTGCTGCTATAGAAAAAACTGGCTGTTCAATCATTGCGGTTAACAATTCCTGGCTGATGTTCGATGACATTTATGCCTTATACGCCGGTGATTTGTCATGGTGGAAGCAATACGGTTCCACCATACCGGGAGGGAGGTTCCGCAAAGTGACAGCCAACCTGGCGGCGGCGAAATCATTTTCGTTGGAGTACAGGCGATATTGTGGACCGGCGGAAGGGGTAAATAGCGGCGCGCAGGCTATCAGTCTGGCTGCTGAATCAGGGGCTGAAGTAGTGGTATTAGTCGGCTATGACTGTTCTCTGCAAAACGGCCTTCATTGGCATGGCGCGCACCCTCAAGCCCTACGGAATCCAACGCAGGTGTCTATTTCAAAATGGCAACAGCAGTTCCTGGATACCCGCAAAAAACACGCAGATTTACATATTTTGAATGCAAGTAGGAGCAGTGCAATTCAATGTTTCCCAAGAATAAATTTAGAGGCAGTGATCGCGTTATTATCGTCGGCAGTGGCCCAAGCGCCGCAAACTTTGTTGCGCCGCGCGGAGTGCCGATTATAGCGGTCAATGGGGCTATCGACTGGCTTAACCGCGCTTCTTATTTTTTCACCCTTGATCCATCCCCAGACAATATGCGGCGCGTTGGTCGTGGCCGCCGTCGCCGTGGTGTTTGTTATTGCATGGCACTACCCGATGTTAAAGAACGTGAAGTCAGAGATGGCGTTCTGTGCTTCCGTCGTGTGGCTGAACGCGGCACAGAGCCAAAAAATACGAATTCTCCCGAGTGGTGGGCGTGGCGCTGGTCCGCACATTTCGGCCTTTGCGAAGATGAGAATGAAATTGCCAGCGGCAATAGTGCATATGGTGCTCTGAACCTGGCTTTCCATATCGGATTCAAACATGTAGCCCTGGTGGGCGTTGACGCTACGCAAGAACTACGCGTTCACTCCGGCGGCACGCCAAAAAATCTAAGTCACCTGCCTTTGTTATTCCAGTCTGCGCGTGAACAGATTGACGTTGTTTCATGCGGGAAAATGGGAGGTATTCCGCAGATGACTCTTAAAGAATGGCTGAAGAATACATGATGGCACCCACAATTTATCACCGTATCGACGGTACCAAATACAGGAATGTCTGGGTTGTTGGTGATCTGCATGGTTGCTACACCAGACTGATGTCCGAACTCCATCGTGTGGATTTTGACCCGGCGCAGGATTTACTGATATCGGTCGGCGACCTTATCGATCGCGGTACTGAAAATGTCGAATCTCTGGAACTATTGCAGATGCCCTGGTTCAGGGCAGTAGTGGGGAACCATGAGCTGTTGATGCTCGATGCGTTAAGTCCTGATGGCAACGTGAATAACTGGCTAATGAATGGCGGTCAATGGTTCTTCATGCTGGACGCTGATCAGGAAATATTAGCCAGGGCGCTGGTGGAGTTGGTAAGACGACTGCCCTATATCATTGAGTTGAACACCGGGCAAGAAACTATCGTTATAGCCCATGCCGACTATCCGGATAATGAATATCAATTCGGTAAGGAGGTGCCGCTTTTCAACGTTGTCTGGGCGCGCGAGCGTATCAGTGATTCGATGGATGATATTGGTGGCGAAATTTCGGGCGCAGATCGTTTTATCTTTGGTCACACTCCGGTGAAAAGCCCGAAGACATTCTGGAATCAGCATTATATCGACACAGGTGCCGTATTTTGCGGAAACCTGACATTGAAGAAAGTGAAAGGTGATGGTGCAGCATGAAGATTGCTTTAGTTCTTCGCTCTGGTGGTGACTATAACGCTTCCGATGTGCAGTGGCTGGTTAATCAACTGCCAAAAGACTATGAAATTATTTGCCTGACAGACCTGAAGTGTTTACATGTACCTGGCGTCAAAGTTATCCCATTGATCAACCAGTGGCAAAAGTGCCGTGGCTGGTGGGCGAAAATCGAGTTGTTCCGACCGGATATAACCGATGATCTGTTCTATCTGGATTTGGACACGGTTATTGCCGGTGATATACGCCCAATCCTAGAGAATCCACCAACCAACTTCACCATGCTTAGGGATTTTTACCATCCACAATATCGTGGCAGCGGGGCCTGTGGATACCAAATAGTGTAAAAGCGCATATCTGGAGTGCATTCTGGCAAGATCCGGAAGGTTGGATTGCTCGTTGTGTTACTACTGAATGCTGGGGTGATCAGGGGTTTTTGCGGAAGGTTATGGGTGATGATACACCAGCATTTCAGGATCTGTATCCGGGATGGTTTGTAAGTTACAAGGCCGATGTTGTGGAACCTGGTTCGAAATATGCGAGCGCGCGTTACTCCAGGGGGAATGGGGCATTACCAAAAGACTGCCGAATAATCTTTTTCCACGGCAAACCGCGACCTCGCGAAGTGTCAGAGGATTGGATTCCCCTTACCAGCTCGTTTTTTGAGCAAGTATCAGAATAATATTGCTCTAATAATTCCATATTTTTAAAACGTGATGTACACTCATCACGTTTTTTATTAGAGCAATTTACAAGGTGCACTATGTGGCCATTCCGACGGAAATATCACTACTGGCTGATCGCCTTTGTTACGCCGACCGGCGGTATCAGGCATGTCATCACCAGGTATCGCAACAAGAGACTCACCTTAGCCAGAATTTTACAGGCTGCCATAGGTGAGGGACTGGATACAAATTGCGTAGTCCTTCCTCCTTCATACTTAGGAAAAATGACCGAAGCACAAGCTAATACGGAACTTTGAAATGAGCACTTCAGCACAAAAGCAATCAATCGAAAATGTATCTATCCCTGATGTCCTGAATGCCGGTATCCCGGCCATTATCCAGAACATCCGGGCCGCGCAACGCCGCGTTAGTTGTGATGACCTCACAGCACGTTTTTTTGATAATGCGGTTCAGTCAGCGGAGATGCTTCACGCACAGCTTATTGATGTTTATAACGCAGAAGCTGATAGCCATAACTCCCTGGTAGATGCAGCTGAAAATATGCAGTTGGATCTCGGTCTGAAGGGTAAAGAAATTGAAGAGCTTCAGCTGCAAATTGAACATTTGAAACGCCAGCAACAGGACGCGATCGACGATGCGACGCATGACTCCAACCAGCGTGCTGATAATGCCGAACGTATAAGCATTGAGCTGGAAACAAAACTCAATGAAATGACCGCGATGGTTGAACTGCGGAACTCACAGATTTCAACGCTAAAATCTCAATATAAAGAGATCATGAAACTTGATCCTTTTAACCTTGAGAAACGCTATAACAAAGCTAAAAGCGAGCGACAGGAACTGCGTAAGCAGGTCGCCGACCTTAACCAACAGCTCAAAAAAACTATTAAAGATGCAAGCGAGGCGCGCGTGGCATTTGCTAATAAAAAAGCAGAGGTTACCGCGCTGGTTAATGAGAATGCCAAATTTGCGACGCTCAAGAAGGAAATGTATGGCATTACTGAGCGCCGTTTCCCTGCAAGCAAACTTCATCCGACGTTAGGGCAAATCTCCTTCTTCCCGCGCCTCCTGGCTTATGGGATCTCATCGCCTAAAGAGTTCAATAACGAGCGTCCTTATATCGTTTCTAAGCTGGACTTTGCTTATCAGTTCTGCTGCGACATGGGCTATGCCATTGATATCCGAATCAACGAATGGTTGATGCCAAACTTCCAGCCGTTGGCAATTTTCCGCGAGTTTCAGCCGGAAGGTTGGGTAGAGTTCTTCCATGAATTGATCTGTAAAGAGATGGAAAGCCGCCGCCCGGAATTGGTCCGTCGAGTTGAGTGGGCGCAAGAGGTTATGTTGGCAGATGCAGAGCTGCCGTTCGAACCGGAATTCATTGATGATCTGGCAACTAAAGGGCTGCATACCCTGTTTGATGTGGTTACCCGCCGTCATGAGCAGTTGGTTGTCGAATTGGGTTTAGAGGAAACTGCGGCAAGAAGACTTCTCGATGTTTGCTATGCACGTAGCGATGCATGGGAAAAAGAGAACGGCGGCACTATTTACGTTCGCTGATAGTTACAGTGTCACTTTTAATGCTGGTGGAGTGCTCCCACCAGCATTTTTTTCGTCCAATGAGGAGGGCATTTGAGTATTTTCAATAAACACGCACACCAGGAACGTCCGTACATCGTCATAGTAGATATTGATGGGACGATATCAGAGGCAACGGAAGACAGGCTGCATTTACTTCCACCACCTGGCAAAGGTGCATTAACAGAGCACTGGAACGAGTTTAACCTTGCCTGTGACACTGATGCTCCCATCACTCCAGTTATTGATATGGTGCGCCAGTTATTTAACGTTTACACGGTCTGGTTTGTAACCGGGCGCTGTGAGATCGCAAGGGATAAAACACGAGCCTGGCTGCGGAAGTACGTAACAAACGGGGCTGAGCCTTTGCTATCTATGCGTCCTGCCACCGATGACAGAAATGACGGTCCAGCAAAGATTGATCTCCTGAAGAAAATTGGTCTAAGTAAAATTGCGTTCGCGCTGGAAGATAAGATTGAAGTGGCGCGTGTGTTCAGGAGTCATGGCGTACTTACATTAATGGTCAGGGAGTATGAAAATGCGCTTCTTCATCAACAATAATTGTTCTAATAAATCTTGATTTTTAAAACAGAGAAAGTAAAAATAAAAACATGCCGCAAGGCGCGGCATGTTTCCAATCAATCACAGGAGCTGAAAATATGAACACGGCATTCAAAATCATTATGGCCGCGATCTATTTCTGGCTGTTCTCTATCACTTTTGACGGCATCGTCGCGCATGGGTAAGGGGAGTATATTAGCCATTTGGAACCCCACGAGCTCTTGCGGGTTTAATTAAGAACCCGCAAGAAAAACACGAATTGGGCTATATTTTTCCGCCTACGCCTTTAAACTTCTCAATAAACGAGACGATTTTCTGGAAAACTGCCTGTTTTTTCGTTTTATATTGCGGATTCAACGGACTAAGTTTTGGTAATGTTTCGTTTAATTCTGTGCCATTTTCGGTGGCGTATTCGCGTTTTAAAGACGTGCGAATATAGCGTTTTGCTGCATCTTCATTGAGATTTTCTTCTTTTATCAATGCTTCTGCTTCACGTTGCTGTTCGCGTTGAGCAAACGTAAAGAATGCCTCAATGATACTGGCTTTGTCTGGTAAATCATCCAGGTTCGTTTGCTGAATAAAATCGACCACCAGGCCCTCTTTCGCCCGGTTCCCCAGGCTTGAACGAATTAAGCGTTTGACCTCTTCGATCATTTCGCCCTTGCCTTTATTTTGTCTGTTGTGTTCGAAAATCAGTCCAAGGATATAATCCAGGTTTATTTCCTGAGACTTCAGCAAATCGACCTCAAAAACCACGTCATCCCAGTCAGTGGTTGATTTCTCTTTTTTCTCAGCTTCTTTCTCACGGCGCTGCCAGTCGCGAATATCGTTATAGGCAGAACGATAATCCTGAATCTTGCGATCAGCAGGGAGACGAATTGTTTGCAATTCAGCGAACTTTTCATCATCCACATAATGTTCTGCTTTGAATTTTTCTACCGCAACAGGATCGCTAAGATCGATTTGTTGCAGGGCTTTTAGCGTGGCAAATTCATCATAGTTTTGCAGGATGTTCTCGGCACGCAGGTATTCGCCAAACAGTTTAACGAAGTCTTTCTTCTCTTTTTCACTTTCAATACTGGCAGGGTCAGGGAACCGTTGTTCCAGTTCTGAAACTACTGCCATAAAGCCGCGTTTGGCTTCACCGGTGGCAGCATCAGTAAAACCTTCCATATACTCTGCATAACTCTTTTCTAACACCACATTTTTGGTATTTTTATCACCAAACAGCGTTATGGCATCAATGGTTGAGCGTTCCAGATCCCGAAAAGTGACAATGTTACCGAAGGTTTTAGTGGCGTTATAAATGCGGTTGGTGCGGGAAAATGCCTGCATCAGGCCGTGAAAACGCAAGTTTTTATCGACGAATAGCGTGTTCAATGTTGGAGCGTCGAAGCCGGTTAAAAACATCCCAACGACAATTAACAGATCGATATCCTGATTTTTAACCCGTTGGGCTAAATCGCGATAGTAGTTCTGAAAACCGTTACCGTCGGTGCTGAAGTTAGTTTTAAAATAGCTGTTATACTCACGAATTGCAGCGTCAAGAAACTCTTTAGCACTGCTGTCCATTGCGCTGGTATCAAAAGTTTCATCGGAAATTTCACCAATGGCATTTTGTTCTTCATTAGCGGCAAAGGAGAAGATTGTCGCAACACGCAGCGGTTTATAAGTTGCAGATTTATTAGCGGCTTCCTCTTGTAACCGTTTAAACGCCGCGTAATAGGCTTTTGCAGCATCCACGCTGCTCACTGCCAACATAGCATTAAAACCTTTTGCGCCAGGGAAAGTACGGTGCGTCTTCTGGCGGAAGTTATTCAGAATATATTGCGTAATTTCCTGTATACGCATGGGATGAAGAAACGCCTGCTGATTTTCAGCCGCACTTAGTTTTTTCTCGTCAGTTTCTGTCTCTAAAGACTTAAACTGTGGCCGCACATCGTTGTAGTCCACCTTGAATTTGAGCACTTTTTCATCACGAATCGCATCGGTAATTACATACGAATGCAATTCACGACCAAATACGCTGGCGGTCGTTTCTGAGCCTAAGGCGTTTTCCGGGAAAATAGGTGTGCCGGTAAAACCAAACTGATAATAGCGTTTGAATTTCTTCTTCAGGTTTTTCTGCGCTTCTCCAAACTGGCTGCGGTGGCATTCATCAAATATAAACACCACTTGCTGATTATATACAGGCAGGTCGCTTTCTGCTTTCATCAGGTTATTGAGTTTCTGAATAGTAGTGACGATAATTTTGTTATCGTCCTTATCCAGATTTCGTTTAAGGCCTGCGGTATTTTCCGAGCCGTTGACGCTGTCTGGCGAAAAACGCTGATATTCCTTCATGGTCTGGTAATCGAGGTCTTTCCTGTCGACCACAAAGAAGACTTTATCAATAAAGTCCAGCTCTGTTGCCAGACGCGCGGCTTTAAAGCTGGTGAGGGTTTTACCAGAACCGGTAGTGTGCCAGATATACCCACCGCTTTCCGGTTTTGACCAGTTCTTCGCTGTAAAGGAACTCTTAATTTTCCACAGAATGCGCTCGGTGGCGGCAATCTGGTACGGTCGCATCACCAGTAGCGTCTGACTACTGTCAAAAACGCTGTAGTTCACCAGAACATTCAGCAGAGTATGTTTCTGGAAAAAGGTAGCGGTAAAGTCTTTGAGGTCTTTAATCAGCGTGTTGTCTGATTTCGCCCAATTCATGGTGAAGTCAAAACTGTTTTTATCGCGCTTTGTCGTGTTGGCAAAATAACGGGTATCGGTGCCGTTAGAAATGACAAACAGTTGCAGATACTTAAACAGGGAATTTTCGCTGTTAAAACTCTCTTTACTGTAACGATGTATCTGGTTGAAAGCCTCACGAATCGCCACCCCGCGTTTTTTTAGTTCGATTTGCACCAGCGGTAAACCATTAACCAGGATCGTGACGTCATAACGGTTAGCATGAGAACCCGTCTGTTCAAACTGCTGGATAATCTGCACCTTATTGCGCATGAGATTCTTTTTATCTATCAAATAGATGTTCTCAAGTCGCCCGTCATCAAAAATAAAGTCGCAGATATAGTCGATATGGATTTTACGGGTTTTATCCAGAATACCATCGCTGGGGTTGTCCAGATACTGCTCCGTGAAGCGCCGCCACTCGCTGTCATTAAACATCACACCATTGAGGCTCTGAAGCTGTTCCCGAACATTGGACAGCATTGCCGACTGTGATTTTACGGAAATAAATTCATAACCCTGATTTTGCAGGTCCTGAATCAGTTCACGTTCCAGGTCCGATTCGCTCTGGTAGCTGTCGCCTGTTGGCTCAGCTTTGATGTACTTATCAAGAACGATAAAGTTATTGGATTCAGCAATGGTGTGTGTCTGATGAGTCATAGCGCATCCTTTGTGCCGTCTGGCAAGGGCCGGAAGGGGGGTAATGGTGACTTCCGGCGCGTAAAAAATAGTCTATATACTGACCGGGTGTTAAGGTGGTCCGATCGGTAGCAATGATCAATTAATTACTGGCAGTTTCAGGTTTCGGGAAACTGAACAGTAAATCACGGTAGTATTCGTATTGTTTCTGGCGCAACTCGATTTCACGCGGAAGACCTTCGGTGATGGAAGCTGCGATTGCATCAAACTTATCCAGAATATCCACAATACGCCCCTGTTCGTCTAAAGATTTTTGAGGGTGAGATGGGTATGGAATAGGTACTCTGACTTGTTTCAGTGCATTAGCATTAAACTGTGGTTGCCCACCACCAGATACTAATTTATTAGCCTGTTCCCAAAAAAAATCACTTTGTGCAAAGTGCCAGTAATATTTGGCATTAATAATCGTTTTATTTAGGTTCAACTTTATTAAAAAACCAGCGTATACTGCTGGATAATCTTCTTCAAAAATCATTGTTTTACCAAAGGTTGCCCCAGTTCTTGCCATGAGTAAATCATTTTTGTCTAAGGTATATTTCTCATTTTCCTCATTTAATTCAACGTACATTGGGTTTTCTTTCGATAGCTTCCCGTCTTTATTTATGTCAGTAATTCTCACGAAACGGGCATCTCCTGAATCCATGGCTTTGGCTGCATATCCATATGTAAAATCTCCAATTTCCCCCAAAGTCTTCCACTCAACCTCACCATCTTTAAAACTCAACAACTGGTCGCGATAGTAGTTGTACTGTTTTTTACGCATGTTAAGCTCAGCGGTAAGCTCAGCGGTAAGTGCAGTAAATTTATCCAGAATCCGAACGATTTCAGACTGGATGGCAAGGGATTTTTCCGGATTATCCGGGCAGGGGATGGGGATAGGGAAATTCTCTAAGGTTGATAGCACGATATATGTCATTGCCGCGCTATTTGTTCTTTCCTCGAGATATTTCTTCAGGCTATGGCTAAGCACAAAATACAAAAATCTAACACTTACATTTTCGTCGAAATTTGTCAGAACATAGGTGCGCTGATAAGCCTCAAACTTGCCGATGTAATGCTTCACCTCACCAACATTCGCATTGCCTGCAATCAGCAATGCCTCTGTATCCCAGCGGAATTTATCAATTTTGCTTGTCTCTTTGGCTGTCGTGAAGAACATATACTCTCCATCATCAACAGCCGCATTCGCATTAAGCTTTCCTGTTTCAATTTTGCAAGTTTGCCCAAGTGTCTTCCACTCAACCTCAACCCCATCCAGCAATTTTTCCAGATAACTCATCTCGCTCATTTCTGCACCTCGCAGCCTTCAATTTCAGCCACAATTGCATCAATATCTTTACGCAACTGGTCGATTTTGCTGACCGTGGTTTTCAGCTCTGCATTCAGCTCACCGATATCGATAATTTCGCGGTTATCTTTCGCTTCCACATAGCTGCTCACCGACAGGTTATAGTCATTCGCGACAACAGTCTCAAACGCAACAGATTTCGCCAGATGAGCAACATCTTCCTTGCTGGCAAATACCTGCATAATCTGTTCGATATGGGCATCGGTCAGGATATTGTTGTTGGTTTCTTTTTTGAACAGTTCGCTGGCATCAATAAACTGAACTTTGGTATCCGTTTTATGTTTAGACAGCACCAGAATGTTTACAGCAATAGTGGTGCCAAAGAACAGGTTCGGTGCCAGTGAAATCACGGTTTCGACATAGTTATTATCGACCAGATACTGACGGATTTTCTGCTCCGCGCCGCCACGGTAAAAAATACCCGGGAAGCAGACAATCGCAGCACGACCTTTGGCCGAAAGATAGTTCAGCGCATGTAGTACAAACGCAAAGTCAGCTTTGGATTTGGGGGCCAGGACGCCAGCCGGGGCAAAACGTTCATCGTTAATCAGCGTCGGGTCATCGCTGCCAATCCATTTCACCGAATACGGCGGGTTAGAAACGATGGCATCAAACGGTTTTTCATCTCTGAAGTGTGGCTCAGTCAGTGTATTACCCAGCTTGATATCAAACTTGTCGTAGTTGATGTTGTGCAAAAACATGTTCATACGTGCCAGGTTATAGGTTGTATGGTTGATTTCCTGACCAAAAAAGCCTTCTTCGATGATATGGTTATCAAACTGCTTTTTAGCCTGCAACAACAGTGAGCCGGAACCCGCTGCCGGGTCGTAGATTTTGTTAACGTTGGTCTGCCCGTGCATAGCCAGTTGTGCAATCAGCTTGGAGACGTGCTGCGGTGTAAAGAACTCACCGCCTGACTTACCGGCATTTGCCGCATAGTTAGAAATCAGGAACTCATAGGCATCACCGAACAGGTCAATCTGATGTTCGTTGAAGTCACCAAGTTTTAACCCTTCAACCCCTTTCAGAACCGCAGCCAGGCGGGCATTTTTATCTTTAACGGTGTTACCCAGGCGGTTACTGGTGGTATCGAAATCAGCAAACAAACCTTTGATGTCTGCTTCTGAAGGGTAGCCGTAAGCAGAACTTTCGATAGCAACGAAGATGCTGTTTAAATCTGCGTTCAGTCTGTCATTGGTATTTGCTTTCGCAGCTACGTTGCAGAAAAGCTGACTGGGGTAGATGAAGTAGCCTTTAGTTTTGATGGCATCGTCTTTAATGTCATCAGTAATTACGCTGTCATCCAGTTTCGCATAACAGATACTGTCATCACCGGCTTCAATATAACTGGAAAAATTTTCGCTGATAAAACGGTAGAAAAGTGCGCCCAGAACGTATTGCTTAAAATCCCATCCATCGACCGAACCCCTGACATCGTTAGCAATTTGCCAGATTTGACGATGAAGCTCTGCACGTTGTTGAATACTTGTCATTTTCATCCACTTATTTCAGGCTTATGTAATTGGCGGTGATTCTACAGCAACTTGGATGCTTTAGCAGTTCGGACATTAGGCTACGAATGACCTGCCTAGAGGTTTGTTAAGCCGCAAAGTGCTGGTGCTTTATGCCTGTGAAGTTTATAATTGTGTACACATAACGAGTACACGAGGTGTTTATGCAATCCATTAACTTCCGTACCGCGCGCGGCAACCTTTCTGAAGTGCTCAACAATGTTGAAGCCGGGGAAGAGGTTGAAATCACCCGCAGAGGTCGTGAGCCAGCAGTAATTGTCAGCAAGGCTACTTTCGAAGCCTACAAAAAAGCGGCGCTGGATGCTGAATTTGCATCCCTGTTTGACACCCTGGACTCCACCAACAAGGAACTGGTTAACCGATAATGAGGCATATATCACCGGAAGAACTTATTGCGCTTCATGATGCGAATATAAGCCGCTACGGCGGCCTGCCGGGAATGTCAGATCCGGGTAGGGCAGAGGCCATTATCGGGAGAGTTCAGGCCAGAGTTGCCTACGAAGAGATCACCGACCTTTTCGAAGTCTCCGCCACCTACCTGGTGGCTACAGCGAGAGGGCATATATTCAATGATGCCAATAAGCGTACCGCGCTAAACAGCGCGCTGCTATTTCTACGCCGTAACGGGGTGCAGGTATTTGATTCACCTGAACTGGCAGACCTTACTGTAGGCGCTGCGACTGGCGAGATATCTGTATCTTCTGTCGCCGACACGTTACGTAGATTGTATGGTTCTGCGGAGTAGATTAATGGCACGCAAATACAACAAATTGTCCCGTGAAGCGTTAAAGATGCTTCTTGATGGCGTGAGTCGCCGCGAGGTAAAGCAATACCTGGTTGGTAAGCAAATTGGAGCCAGGACTGCTATTGCTGTGTTATGCCGTCAGGAAATGGTTGTGCTTAAACAGAGAATGCCGGGCAGCAGATAAAGCCCAATCAGTGATTAAAGGTGTGATGTGAAAGCCGTAATTACTCCCTTTGTACAGAAAGAGCTTGGCCTCGCCACGTTCAAAGTGGATCAGGAGGTCAGAAAGCTGGTGGAGGCTGGCCGTAAATTTATTATGGAGCCGGTGCCGCGTGAGTTAATCGAGCACATGGAAGACGGCCTCGTTGTTACCGAGCAAACCATGGCAACAAATGAGGCGTTGCAGCCGTTTTTTAACAGCGATGAACTGTTTCGCCGTATTGGTGGAATTGACGCGCTGGTGGCGTGGTTGCGCAGGAAAGAGGGGCAATGCCAGGCCGCAGATCGTAGTTGGTGTGACAACCATATTGTCCACGCTGAACGAGACAATAGCGCGGTGTTGTTGTGCTGGCATCACGATCACCATTATCGGATGCGTGGTTTTAATGAGCTGAAAGAAACGCTGCACAATAATCGCGTTAACTGGATACTGGATGTCGCCCGTCAGGAAATGGGCCTTTCAAATAGCCATGATTTAAGTATTCAGGAGCTGTGCTGGTGGGCTTTCATGCGCAACATGATGCACCTGATGCCGGAAGAAGTCTGCCGCATATCAATAAATAAGATGAAGGCTATTCCGCAGGATAGCGGACCTCTGAAAGAGGCGGATATTCGCCCGTATGACGATCGCGCTACAGCATATGTTCAGATGATGGAAGAACGCGCCGCGCCGATGCGTGCAAAAGTATGCCCTGTGGATGTTGACTCCGACCCAGGTATGGCGCATTTCAAAATACCAAAACTTCAATCGCTAAAATTGCCCGAGTACATGGACTTTGTGGCTTCCCGTCCATGCTGTGGCTGTGGAGCTGCGGGAGCTGGCGCTCACATTACGCCTTATATAGTTCGTCATAGTCGATTATGCGCGCATGACATTTATGCTATTCCTCTGTGCCAGTCATGCCAGCGTGATATTGAGCGTGACCGCGATAATTGGGAGAAGACGCACGGTAGGCTGGCGATGCATCAACGATTGTTCTTTGATTACGCGCTTGGAGTTGGCGCTATCACAAGTCATTCGTCGAGTGTTAGATAAAATTGCTCTAATGTATTGCTATTTCTTTAATCGAGGGTATTATATTCGACGTTGATTAGTTGACATGGGCTAATCAGTAGGTGACAGGATGTTACTTAACTGGCAGGGACGCCACTTCATGGAAATAAATCACTCACGAATAACATCGTACGAGATTGCGGATTACATGATCCGCACTAAATCTCTTCTATCAGCGAAAGAACTCGCAGCAATTCTTGAAAAGGAATACCCGCATCTGGATGTCGATAAGCGCGATGTTTATCTGCGCTTAAAGGCTATCGCTGTGTCTAAGTATTCGTCTGTTTTGATTGATGACAGTACACGCCCACGTAGATTTCAGATCCACTCTCTGAATCCTGAATTCTTTCGCCGCAGTCGCGCTCCGCGCCGGTTTGATGAAAAACTCCAGAACGAACTCTATATGACGCAGGACGAAAAGGAACGCCGGGAGCACCAGCCTTGGGTAATGGCGCGTCAATTTTTCAATAAGGTGGTCCGTCAGCACCGTCATTACGGTAATGCCACATCCGCACGTATCTGATTGATTGCTTGCCCGTTCCGGGCCTTTTGACATGTGACTTTCGTTACCCTCGCGTCAAAAAGAGTTTTATACGAAAGGAAGCATAAGTGACCTGGGACGATCACAAGAAGAATTTTGCTCGCCTGGCGCGAGATGGTGGTTACACCATCGCACAATATGCCGCCGAGTTTAATCTCAACCCAAACACCGCACGTCGTTATCTCCGTGCATTCAAAGAAGACACCGGAACAGCGGACAGCCGTAAGCCAAATAAGCCTGTCAGGAAACCACTAAAAAGCATGATCATTGATCACGCTAATGATCAACGTGCAGGTGATCACGTTGTGGCTGAAATGGATGAAAAACAAAGAGTTAATGCCGTTGTCAGTGCCGCAGTCGATAATGCGAAGCGCCAAAATAAGCGCATAAATGATCGTTCAGATGATCATGACGTGATCACCCGCGCCCACCGGACCTTACGTGATCGCCTGGAACGCGACACCCTGGATGGGCTTTGTTGAATAAATCGAACTTTTGCTGAGTTGAAGGATCAGATCACGCATCTTCCCGACAACGCAGACCGT